ATGGAGACAATATAGTAAGTGTGTTGGTAGTGGTACTTTAATATTTGGTAATAATACAGATTCATTTCCTGCATCAGTTAAATCTGGAAGCACATGTTATGGAGACCCTACATCTGTAACTGGAAGTCAAAGCGATAATTGGATAGATGCAACTACAAGTGGAGCTAATGACTATGAACATTTTAATAGTTGTGATGAATGTACTGATTTAAAATATTATAGATTAAAAAGATGTTCTGATAATAACCAAAACTTTAGAAGTGGACAAGATACAACTTCAATATCCTTATCTGTTAACGATAGAGTTACAGCAGATGGTGTTACTTATATAGTTCTAGGTAGTGAATTTATAGCAGCAGTTACTTCTGTTGGAAATGTTACAGATACAGGCCTTTCTGGATGTACTGATGCACCAAGTCCAGATAATGTGTTTACAGTTACAAGACAAAGTGATGGAGAAACTACCTATGTCCAAGTAAATGACACAAATCTTGTAGGAGATGAAAATATTACTATAAGTACAGATGGAGCAAACTGTTATGATATTGTAGGTAGTGAAAATGTAAGTGATGCAACAGTATATGGAGTTGTTACAGGTACTTGTACTACTACTACAACAACTACTACTACAACAGTTGTTTGTGGAGGACAAACATTATATACATCAACAGCATCAGCTCAAAATGCATGTTGTAATTTATCAAGTGAGACAATATATATGAACTCCAGGTCAATTACATCTGCAACAAAAATTTATACTGCTTTAGGATGTTCATCAGAGTTATCTGGAACTAAATACTTTACAGCAGACTTAATAAATTACTATACTTGGAATGGTAGTAGTTTATCTGGTCCAACTGCATGTCCAACTTGTGGAAACCAGCCTTAAAATGAATAAAATAAAAAAAATAATAATAAGAATAATGGATGTTATAGAAGATTACCTATATAGTCAATATCCTAATCTTACAAAACACATGAAAAAGAAATGAAATATATTGCAGCACAGCCAGAGATAAGATATTATGAGTGGCAAGTAGATACAATGATATATTCTTTTTTAGATAATGGAGTACATCCAAATGACATTATAATTCTACTAGGCAAAACAGAAAATTATAGTTTTGATAAATTAAGAAAAAAATATAAAGGTGTAAATTTTGTAAGCTACCCTTATATTCAAGAGAGCAATTATAAACCAGCAATAAAACCATATTTAATGGCTAGGTTCTTTGGTAGTTGTGCATGTAAGTCAGATGACCAATATTATTATTGTGATGCAGATACTATCTTAACTAAACCACTACCCAAGTTTGATAATAATTATGTTTACTGTTCTGATACTAAAAATTACATTGGTTACAATTACATAATATCTAAAGGAGAAGAAATTTTAGACATTATGTCAAATACAGTTAAACTAGATAAAAGAATAATAAAAGAAAGACAGGATGATTCTGGAGGAGGTCAATTTGTATTCTCTGGAACTGATGAAAAATTCTGGAATGAAGTTTATAATAACTCTATTAAGTTATATACTGAAATGAGCAGGTATAATAATAATCATAAAAATCTTTATAAAGATACTTATCCTATACAGGCATGGACAGCAGAAATGTGGGCAACACTTTGGCAATTTTGGAAAACAGGAAGGAAAACAAGAATTGTAGAGCAGTTAGATTTTGCATGGTCCACAGATGTAACTGATATGTTAGATAAAGTATCTATACTTCATAATGCAGGAGTAACAAGTGATAACAAATTTGAAAAATTTTTTAAAAAAACCGACTATCGTAATAATTATCCTCCTATGGATTTAGATATAACAAAAACCCATTGTAGTTATTATTATTATAGGGCAATTCAAGAGGCAACATGTTAGAAGAAACATTACAAATACTAGATATAGCTAAACAAGCAAGACTAAGAGGAGAATACATTGATATAGCTCTTGGAAAATACAAAGTACCATTAACAATCAAAGAGGCAATTAAGAAATACAAGCATGGCTAAAAAAGTAGAAATAGAAGTAGTAGCAAAAACCGATAAGGCAGATGTTAACATACAAAACACCACAGATACAACAAAAGACTTAGGAAATGAGGCTGTTAATGTAGGTGGTAAGTTTGATACTATGACAGGAGGAGTAGTATCTGGATTTACAGGAGTGTTAAGGTCAGTTAAGGCTACAATTAAATCAATGGGTGTTCTTAAAGTTGCTATTGCAGCAACAGGTATAGGTGCATTAGCTTTAGCTATTATATCTGTTGGTAAAGCATTTACTAATTCAGAGGAAGGTCAGAATAAGTTTAGAATTATTATGATTCAGATTAGTACAGTAGTTGGTAATGTAGTAGATATACTTGCTAATCTAGGAATGTCAATTTTAAATGTAGGTAAAGCTATTGGTAAATTATTAACTGGAGATATAAAAGGAGCAGGAGAGGCTTTTCAAGATTTTAAAGATAATGTAGTTGATGCAGGAAAGGGTGTTATAAATTTTGGAAAAGAAACAAGAGAAGAAATTAAGAAGGCTACAAAGTTACAAGAGAACAGAAATAAACTGGATAAGATAGATAGGGATTTACTTGTAGAAAGAGCAAAAGCAAATAGAGATATAGCAGCAGCAAGAGAATTAGCAGCAGCAAAAGAAGATGTATCACTTAAGGATAGAATGGCAGCTATTGAGGAGGCAGCAAGATTAGAAAACGAAATTACACAAAAAGAAATAGTAGCTGCAAAGATGAGGCTACAAGCAAGAGTAGATGAAAACTCTTTAGCAGGTAGCACAAAAGAGGATTTAGAAGAAGAAGCAAGATTAAGAGCAGAGGTTATAAACCTAGAAACATCTGCACTAAAAATCCAGAAAGCATTAACAGCAGAATTAACTGCAACTAAAAGAGAGGCAGAGGCAGAAGATAGAGCAGCACAAGCTGCAATCAATGCAGAGAAAAAAGCAGCAGAAGCAGAACAGTTAGCAAGAGAAAAAGAATTAACAGCAGCACAATTAGCAATAAGAGATGCACTAGCTATAACTCAAGCAGAAAAAGATGCTTTAGAAATAGAAAAGACTAAAGAAAAATATGATAAGCTAATTGCAGAGGCAGAGAAATTTGGTTTATCAACAGTAGAGCTTGAAAAGAAAAAAATAGATGCAGTAAATGCATTAGTAAATAAAGGAGCAGAGACAGATGCAAAAAATCAAATATTCTGGGAAGGCTTAACTCAAAGAGAAAAGTCTCAAATAATGGCACAGGGTCTAAATAATTTGGCAACAGTATTAGGTAAAGAATCAGCAGCTGGTAAAGCAGCAGCAATAGCTGGAACTTTAATTACTACATATCAATCAGCACAAGATTCTTATAAATCACTTGCTGGTATTCCTGTTGTAGGTCCTGCACTTGGTGCAGCAGCTGCAGCAGCAGCAGTTGTTGCTGGTATGGCAAATGTAAAAGCTATTAAAGGTACACCACTACCAACAATAGCAGGAGTATCAGCTCCTAGTGTTTCAGCACCTTCATCAGCATCACAAGCACCAGCACCTCCAGCTTTTAATGTAGTAGGTGCAACACCAGAGAGCCAACTTGCATCAACAATCTCTAGTAGTCAACAAAAACCAGTCAGAGCATTTGTTGTAAGTTCAGATGTAAGTACACAACAAGAGCTAGATAGAAAAACTAGATTACAAGCAGCACTTGGTGCAGCATCTAAAGTGGGTGCATTTTAAAACAAAACAAAACAAATAATATTGTAATAATATGGACATAGTAGAATTATTTATAGATGAGGAAGATAATGTATCTGGTATAGATGCAATAAGTATTGTTGAGAATCCTGCAATAGAAGAAGATTTTGTTGCATTAAAGAATCAAGAGTTTAAACTTGCAGAAATTGATGTAGAAAAAAGACTTCTATTAGGACCAGCACTAATTCCTAACAAACCGATATACAGAAAAAATGAGGATAGAGAATATTATATTTATTTCTCAAGAAAAACTGTAAGAAAGGCAAGTGAGTTGTTTTTTCAAAGAGCAAAACAAAGTAGAAGCACAATAGAACATGAATTACCATTAAATGGGTTAACTGTTGTTGAGAGTTGGATAGTAGAGGGGGATAAGGATAAGACTAGGATGTATAACATGGATGTTCCAATAGGTACTTGGATGATTTCTATGAAAGTAGAGAATGATGAAATTTGGAATGATTATGTTAAGACAGGTAAAGTAAAAGGTTTTTCTATTGAAGGTTATTTTGCAGATAGATTAGAAAGACCTAATGAACCAAATGAATTAAATAAAGAATGTGATTGCAAAGAGCAATTAGAAAAATGTATATGTGATGACTTACAACAAATTGAGGAGGAAGAAGCGAAAGAAATATTAAGCTCTGTCAGAGCTGTAATAAAAAAAGACAAAAGATATAAATCTGGCAAAAACATTGAACTTGAAACATATAACGATTATCCAAATTCTGTAAGCAACAATGCTAAAAGAGGGATTAAGTTAAATGAAAAAGTAAATAATAAATGTGCAACACAAGTTGGTAAAATTAGAGCTCAACAATTAGCACAAAAAGAAAAAATATCTGTCCAAACAATAAAAAGAATGTATAGTTATTTATCTAGAGCAGAAGTATATTATGAAAGTGGCGATACTGAAAGCTGTGGATATATTTCTTATTTATTATGGGGAGGTAAGTCTGCTAGAACTTGGGCAGAAAGTAAATTAAAAAGTTTGGACCAACTAAATATAATAAAAACAGATTTTATTGTTATTGATGGCAAAAAAGCATACGAAACTATTGAACAGGCTTTAGAGGCTGCAAAAGAAATGGGATGCGAAGGTTATCATGTTCATACTGTCAACAATCAAAAGTGGTACATGCCATGTAAAGAACATAATGATGTCAAAGGATACTAGTAAACAAAGATACACATCTCCAAAGGATAGCAGGAGAGGCTGTTTATGTAAAGACAACACATATCATAGAAAATGCTGTGATGGAAGTTACCAAGCACAAGGCATAGGAAAAATCTAACAAACAACTAATAATTTAATTGTAATATCATGAAAGCAACAGAAATGTTAAACCAAGTAAAAGACCTACTGGGAATAGAAGCTCAAGTAGAGGAGGTAAAAGAGGAACTTCAAGAGTTATCTAAGGATGAAGCTCAAGAGACTACTCCAGAGCAAACTCAACTAGAGGAAACAGTAGAAACAAAAGTAGAGTTAGCACAAGCTACTCTGGAAAATGGAACTGTCATTGAGGCAGAGTCTTTTGAGGCTGGAAAAGAAGTTTTTATAGTTACCGAAGATGAAAAAGTGGCTTTGCCTGTTGGCGAATACACTTTGGATGATGGTAACACATTAAAAGTTGAAGAAGAAGGCATTATAGCATCTATTGGTACTGAAGAAGCTCCTGCTGAAGAAGTAGAGGAAGATTTAGCAATAGAATATGCTACAAAAGAAGAACTTACAGAAGTTAAAAATATTTTAGATGAAATTCTTTCAAAAATTGAAGAAATGACATCTGTAAAGGCTTCTGAAGAAGTTAAAGAAGAAAAAGAGGAGTTATCTGAAGTTGAAAAAGTTTCTCATAGTCCAGAAACAGAAACAACTAAAGAAATGAATCTTTTTGCTCAAAAAAGAAATAGAAATAACACTCTTGATAGAGTTATGAATACAATCGCAAATTTTAATTAATTAATTTAGAAATAATGGCAACAACAACAAGTATAACAACTACCTACGCAGGAGAGTTTGCAGGAAAATATGTTTCAGCTGCTCTATTAGGAGGTAAAACACTTGGTGAAGGTTTAATAAGTATTAAGCCTAATATCAAGTACAAAGAAGTAATGAAAAAAGTAGCATCAGATGACATTGTAAAAGATGCAACATGTGATTTTACAGCTACATCAACATTAACCTTAACAGAAAGAATTTTACAGCCAGAAGAGTTCCAAGTGAACCTTCAGCTTTGTAAAAAAGACTTTATATCTGACTGGGAGGCAATATCTATGGGATATTCTGCTTATTCAGATTTACCAAAAAACTTTTCAGACTTTTTAATCGCACATGTAGCAGCAAAAGTAGCTCAAAGAATTGAAACTAATATCTGGAATGGTGCTAATGCAACGACTGGTCAATTTGATGGGTTCAAGCAAACTTTAGCAGCAGATGGAGATGTTAATGATGTAATAGCTACTGATGTTACAGCATCAAATGTAGTTGGTGAAATAGGAAAAGTAGCAGATGCTATTCCTTCTGCTGTATATGGTGCAGATGACCTAACTATTTATGCAGCTCCTAATGTAATTAGAGCTTACATAAGAGCTTTAGGTGGTTTCGCTTTAGGAACTGGTTTCGGAGCAGGTTACAAAGATGAAGGTCAGCAATGGTATGCAAATCAAGCATTAACTTTTGATGGTATCAATGTAGCAATGGCTCAAGGTTTACCAGATAACATTATGATTGCAGCTGAAAAATCAAATTTATTCTTTGGTACAGGACTTATGTCAGACCAAAACGAAGTAAAAGTGATTGACATGGCAGACTTAGATGGTTCGCAAAATGTAAGAGTAGTAATGAGATTTACTGCTGGAATACAACATGCAATCGGTGGAGACATTGTTCTTTACACATAATAAATAATTGTATAACTTAAAAAAGGTGGGCGAGTTTTACTCATCTGCCTTTTTTTATAAATTTTAATAGACATGGCATGTAATTTAACAAAAGGTAGAAAAGAACCCTGCAAAGATGTAGTAGGTGGTATAAAAGCTGTCTATTTTGCAGACTTTGGGGATATAACTATTGCTTATGATTCAACAGACACAGATGTAGTTGAAGATTTAGGAACAGTAGAGGTTTTTGAATACGAAGTAAAGGGTAACTCATCATTTGAGCAAACAATTAATAGTTCAAGAGAAAATGGAACAACATTTTTTGAGCAGACATTAAATTTAACTCTACACAAACTTACTGTGCAAGACCATAAAGAATTAAAACTTCTTGCTTATGGGAGACCACATGTGATTGTGCAAGATTATAACAACAATGCATTTTTAATGGGTGCAGTAAATGGTGCAGATGTTTCTGGAGGAACAATAGTAACTGGAGCAGCAATGGGAGATTTATCTGGATATACTTTGACACTAACTGGTCAAGAAACTATCCCAGCTAATTTCTTAGAAGGTGCAACAGCAGCTAATGCATTCGCAGGAATGACTGGAACAGTAACTGTAACACAGGGTACTAATTCATAAAAAATTCATAAAAATAATTTATGAAAATAATTTAAAAAGAGGGTCAGAAGGCTCTCTTTTTTTTGTAAAAAACCTGTAATTTTTTTGTTAAAATCGGCTTAAAATGATGTTAATTTGCTTTTTTGTTAAAATCCAATCTAAAGTATGTTATAAGCGATTTAAGAGACTTTAGGTTATTTCTGGAATACTACTATTAAAACTTTGAGAAAGTAAAAAATCCTTTAAACATAAGGCTTACCAGAGGTGTAAAATTTGATTTTAAATTTTGTGAATCTTTGTGGAAAAATAACATTTTTATAAAAAAAGTATTGTATAATTATGATAATATTACAGAGTACAACAAGCTCTCAAACAATAAAATTTATACCTAGAGAATACGAAAGTTCTGGGTCAAATATTTATAATATTTCTATAAAAAATGAGACAACAAATTCTGAAGTTTATAATGCAGATACAAACTCATTTACATTAGAAGATTATTTTTATAAATATTCAGCAGCATTTACAAGAGTTAAAAATTCTGTAACAGTATCTAGTTTTGACCAAGATACTTTTTACATTTTGACAATTAAAAAAAGTGGAAGTGTGATTTATAAGGATAAAATATTTTGTACTAATCAAACAATCTCATCTTATTCTGTTAATGAAAATGAATACACACAAAAAGAAACAACAAACGATTTTATAGTATTATAATATGGACAGTTTACACATAGTTAATTTATCAGAGTATAACAGACCAAAAATAACAGAGGATAAACAAAAGGATTGGGTTAAATATGGAGAGGACAATGACTACTACTCTTATCTGATTAGGTTATACATAGATTCAACAACAAACAATGCAATTATAAATGGTGTATCACAAATGATATATGGAAAAGGATTAGATGCATTAGATAGCACATCAAAACCAGATGAGTATGCATCAATGAGGTCTATTTTTTCTGATAGTGATTTACGAAGGGTTGCACTAGATTTAAAATTACTTGGGGAGGGAAGTTTCCAAATATTATATCAAAATGGTAAAGTATTAAAAGCAGAGCATTTTCCAAGACAAACACTAAGAGCAGAAAAAGCAAATAAAGATGGAGATATAGAGGCATATTACTATGCACCAGACTGGTCCAAAGTAAAACAATCTGATAAGCCAAAAAGAATAGCAGCATTTGGTTATGGAAATGCTAAAGCTCCAGAAATTAAAATAGTAAAAAGATATGTTAGTGGATATGATTATTATTGTCCAGTTGATTATCAGGGAGCTTTAGCTTATGCTGAATTAGAATCTGAAATATCTGACTATTTAATTAATGATGTTCAAAATAATTTTTCTGGAACAAAGGTTGTAAACTTTAACAATGGAGTTCCAGATAGAGAGAAACAATTAATGGTTAAGGATGATGTTTTAAGGAAATTAACTGGAAGTAAAGGAGAAAAGGTAATTGTTGCATTTAATAACAATCAAGAATCTAAAACTACAATAGATGATGTCCCTTTAAATGATGCTCCTTCTCATTACGAATATTTATCAAACGAATGTTCAAGAAAATTAATTATAGGCCATAGAGTAACATCTCCTTTGCTTTTAGGAATAAGAACAGAGAATAATGGTCTTGGTTCTAATGCAGAAGAAATAGAAACAGCATCATTACTGTTTGATAATGTTACAATAAAGCCTTATCAAGACTTATTAGTAGATTGTATAGATGACATCTTAGCTGTAAATAAAATCAGTCTAAAATTATATTTTAAAACTCTCCAGCCTTTATCATTTATTGAAACAGATAATGCAGTTACAGATGAATCAAGAGAAGAAGAAACTGGAGTAAAACTTTCAGAGGATATTCCAGATACTCATGAAGAAATTGCTGATATTTTAATTAAGAAAGGACAAGATGAACAAGAAATGTTAGATGAAGGATGGGAACTTGTAGATGAAAGACCAGTAGATTACGAACAAGAAGAAGGATTAGATAAAATGATTGGACTTGTAAAAACTGGAACAGCAAGACCTAATGATAAATCCTCTCAAGATGGAGATAACGAAGAAGGTTTTAGATTTAGAGTAAGATACCAGTATGCACCATTAACAAATAAATCTAATTCCAGACCTTTCTGTGTTAAGATGGTCCAATCAGCAAAACTTTATAGAAAAGAAGATATAGTGGCTATGAAGGACCAAGTAGTTAATGCAGGATTTGGTCCTAATGGAGCAGCAACTTATGATATATGGCTTTATAAAGGTGGCCCTAACTGTCATCACTTTTGGATGAGAAAAACATATAAAGCATCTAAAAAAAATATAAATCCAGACCCTAATAATCCCAATGCAGAGATTTCTGTAAACAGAGCAAGAAAAGATGGATTTACACCAGAGACAAATCCTAAAGAGGTGGCAACAAGACCTATTGACATGCCAAATAAAGGATATAAAAACCCAAGATAATTATGGCACAAGCATTATTAGTTTCAAGAAAAGATATAGTTAAGTTTACAGCTATGAATGGTAATGTAGATACTGATAAATTTATTCAGTATATAAAAATAGCACAAGACATACATATACAAAATTATTTAGGAAGTAAACTATTAGATAAAATAGAGGCAGATATAATTGCAGATAGTTTAACTGGAGATTATTTGTCTTTAGTAAATGATTATGTAAAACCAATGCTTATACATTGGGCAATGGTAGAGTATTTACCTTATGGAGCTTATTCAATAAACAACAAAGGTATTTTTAAAGGTTCTAGTGAAACAGCAGAGACTGTTGATAAAACAGAAGTGGACTTTCTTATAGAAAAAGAAAGAAATGTAGCTCAATATTATACCGAGAGGTTTATTGAGTACATGAGCTTTAATGCTCCAAGTAAATTTAATGAGTATTATACAAATAACAACGAAAATGTATATCCAGATAAGGATGCAAGTTTTGAAGGATGGGTGCTATAAAGAAAAAATACAAACCTAAAATGTATAATATGGAAAGGTTAAAAAAATTTTTAATTAACCTAAAAGAAAATAATAACAAAAGATTAAAAAACTTATTGTAATAATATGTTCGGCTCTATATATAGTGTAAGTTGGTTCGGAGAGACAAATGCAGCAAATGGTTGGGGTTCAATTTATCCTGTTGATGCTGATGGCTCAACTTTTTCAGCAGATACAACAATAGTGTTTGCAGACACAACAGTTTATAAAGCAGACCAAACAGTATATTAAAAAAATAAAAGATTATGGCAAAAACAGCAATAAATGTAGGTAGTTCAGCAAATGATGGTACAGGAGACCCAATAAGAACTGCTTTTACTTCAACGAACTCAAATTTTAACGAACTATATACTCTACTTGGAAATGGAAGTGCATTATCTATTAGTGGAGATGTTACAATGTCAGCAGGATCAGTAACAATAGCTAATGATGCTGTTGAGTTTGCAATGCTTGAAAACAGATATACTGCTAAAGTAGATATTACAACATACACAGGTGCAGTTAGTATTGATTGGGCAGCAGGAACAACTTTTAAAATGGGAAGTAGTTTAACTGGTGGCATTGAATTTGATTTTACAAATTTCAAACAAGGTCAAGTAATTACTTTTTATAATTTAACAGGAAGTGAAACAATTACTTTTGATTCAGATGCAGGAA